CATAGTGTTCGGAGAATAATGGTCAGGCTCAATCTTGTATCCCGCTTCTTCAAGAGCAGGCAGCATGTCGCTATCAGCCGCAAAACGAATGCGGCGAAGGTAGAACTCGTCCTCTGGGTAGTGGATGCCAGGAGTTGAGCCATTGAGGAGAGAGACTGTACCAGAAGGCTTGATGCTGGTCATTCGGACAGACTTTGGAATACAAAGCCAATCAGAATACTTTGCGTCGAGACCCTTAACGTGCTCATAAGCATTGTCACACCACTCCATCAACTTACGGCGACCAAACTTGTTGAATGCTTGAACAACACCAGACTGGGAGAGTCCAATGCGGCGGTTCTTCAGCATCTTTGCGTTGGTCTCAGCCCAATGTGTGTTGGCGAGAGTAACGGTCTTGCCGTAAAGGTAGGCAATCTTGAGAGTTGCGAGGTAATCCTCGTAAGTATCGTGCTTAGCGGGGAAAGTCTCAACAAGGCAACAAAGCTCAGCGTCCTCAAGCTGCTGCTCGACGCACGGGTTGAAGCCCATGACATTCTTGTCATCATCTCTCGGAGGATCGGCGAAGCGACCACGGGTTCTTGCGTTGTCTAGCCAGATGTAGCCGGGCTCTCCGTTCTTCTGTGACTGCTCTGCGTGCCAAGTGTAATCCTGACCAACGATGGCGTGGAAAGAATTGTTTGAACCCCACCTATGGTGGGCGAGCTTCTCCTGATCGTTCTTCATCTGTAGGTAATCACGATCTTCGTGATTTCCGAGAGCCAACGCAGCAGAACGGCGGACATTACCGGCGACAACACAACGACCGATGAGGTTCTCTGTGTCTACGATGTCAACGGATGTGATTTCCTGACCAACGCGCCCATAGTAAAGTTTCATCAAGCTGTAGTGTAGTTCCTCAAGAGGTCCAGAGCCGCTCGATGTTCCACCAAAGCCATGAATTGGTGCGCCGTAAGGACGAATAGCCGAGTAGTCGAACTTTGGAACTTTAGCGCCGTGAAAGAATCCATTTAGCAGAATCTTCACTGAATCAACCCAGCCTTCGCGAGAATCTGGAACGATGTGGGTGTCTCCTGTTAGGTCAGGCTTCTGGATAATCAGGGTGCCTGCTCCTAGCGTGTCAAAACCAACACCAATGCCCAACATAAGAGCATCCATCATCCAAGAGAATAGATAACCACCTCTAGTGTTTATCTCTCTGGTAGAACGGAAAGCGCAGTTGAACAAGCCAGCCGCCGTGCGCTCATTTACAAACTTGGTGCCCATCATCCAAAGTCCACGACCGGGAGGTGTCCACTTTAGGGTGAATAGTCTGTCGTAGGCGTCTTTAGCAGTCTTCTGTGACTTTGCGTCATTCCACTCAAGACCGAGTTTGTAGACATGCTGTTTCTGCATGTCAAACATACCCTCGATTACTCGTCGGCAAGTCTGAAACCACTCTTCAGTTCCAGTAGCCTCTTCGTTGAATTCACTTAGGCGGCGAGCATAAGTGCGTTTAAAGGTTATGTAACCGAGAGGACCCCAAGGGACTTCACGATCTTTGTATTGCTCTATAAATGTATCTGATAGTTTAAATCTACGAATGTGTGTTCTCATTTGCTGTTACTCCTTAGCTTTCTGAACTTGTCATACTTATTTTTTAAGATTTCTTTTTGCTCCTTCGCTCCAATTGCAACGGGATTCATTGCAACTTGTGGTCCAGCACCAGCAGGAACAGCCGGCTTAGGCAACATTTTGATGTTTACACTTGATGTGTCCATGAACAAGTCATAGATGATCCCATCAGGTCCATTGCGATTCTTTGCAATAAACATCTTTGCTTTGTTGTTTTGCTTGTCTTCGATGGTACGAGACAAGGTACAAATGAAGTCAGCCACGAAGCACTTATTAAAAGCTTCTGAGATCTGCTCCATAGTTACAACTTCAGCATTTAGACCAGAGCGGTTGGTCTGTGAGGCGGTCCAGACAGGACAATTCATTTCATTGGATAGTCCTCGTAACTCCTCGTAGATTGACTCCAGTTCTGTTCGTTTTTCTTTCCGCACTACGACGGGTCTCAACAAATCTGCGTAGTCTACGATGATTAGACCGGGCGTTATACCCCTCTTTACTAGACGGGCAAGGTGTGACTTGATGGTGTTCGTTGAAGCAGACTTAGTTGGGTATTCCTTGACGATTAGAGTTCCGTCAAGATTGCTGATCTCTTCAAAGATCTCGTCTTTGAAGTTTGTGAGATCGGACAAAGGATATTGTGTGATACAAGAGTCATAGCGACAAGCAACAACCGTATCCTGCAACTCCAGAGTGTAGTGAACAACAGTCTTGCCCTCTTTAATAGCTTGAGATCCGAGGTGAACAAGAGCCATAGACTTACCTGCACCAGTAGGGGCAATAACGACGCCAAGCTCATTTCTACCAAGTCCACCACTTGTGATAGTGTCAATTTCTTTCCATCCTGTTGTGACCGGAAGTCTAAACTTCGGCTTGTAGCGCTCTTCAAAGTCTGCGATGAAATCGTGACCGAAGTTGTTCTCAGAGCCTAGCTTTAGAGCATCGTTGATGACCTTTGAGATCTCGTCAAAAGAGCAGGTCTGTAGGAGATTGACCGACTTCATCATAGCTTCCTTTAACTTCTGCTTGCGGCAGAAGTCCAAGGAGGTCTCCTTGATGTAGTCTATGTCGTCAGCAATTTCATTTGTATGGACTCTCGCAAAGTAGTCACGAACCTGCTGCTGTGTTACTTCGTTCTCACGGTCAAGTTCTGTCCGCAAGATAGAGATCATCGCATTCGTTGATGGATGCTTCCCATACTTTGTTCTATAGTGGACTATCTTCGCAACAAATGTGCGGAGGTATTCAAGCTCTAGAAACTCAACATCTAGAACTTCGGTTATTTGATCTGCGAAGGGTCGATCCTCAAAAATGAGTTGAACCAACCCCTCTTGGAAGGACTTTCCATACCTTCCAAAGTCTGCCTTGTGTGCAAGCATAACACTCCTTGGTCTCGCACTTATAAATATAACACACCTAGATAAAAAGTCAAGGCGAGTTACGCTTTATTTTTACTCTTGACGCCGTCTATCTATTTCATCGACTTGGAGCCGCGACACTTCCACTTCTTTCGTGATAGTGCGTTGGCGCAAGGTGGATTCTTACATTTCTTGATCTTTGCGGATCGTGCGCAGTAAGCATCACCCTTGGCTGTGCCGGGTCGAATACGATCGCCGCCGCCCTTGGCTTTGCCTGACTGACCATAAGAGCGGCACTTTCCATTTACTCGTTTTGCAAATCGCTTGCCCTTCGCAGGCTTGCAGGCTTTCTTTTTCTTCTCAGCCATAAGAGCTTCGTACTCTTCTCTAATAACCTGTTTGATGTATGATTCTGTCAACTTCATCCCTTCTTGCCTCCCTTAGACTTTTTGCCCCAGCTTCCTTTCTTGCCACATGCGCCAGGGGTGGGTCTACATGAGGGGTATTTTGATCTCTTTTCGTCGCCTGAGCGACCACATGGTGAGCACTTCTTCTTTCCTGTCTTCTTGTCCTTGCGGCAAGTGTTGCAATCAACCCAGCCACCCTTCTTACCGGGAGCACCTTTGCGACCGAACCAGTCTTTAAGGCTACTCTCGGAAGAAGGCTTAGCCGTTAGCTTTTTTTTTTCGGATAGAACTGCCTGATATTCTTCTTTGATAATCTGTAGTAAGTGATCGTCAAACTCTATGCTTTCTTTCTTTTTAGACTTGTTACCCCAATTTGCTGCTCCAACCTTGCGGCACTTAACTAGAGCACCACTTGCATAAGCAGATGGCCACACATCATAACGAGCGCGGACCTTGTGATAACAGGCATCTTTCTTGCCTTTAGATTTCTTTTTCTTTTCGTCTAGTTCGACTTCCTCTTCATTGAGAGAGTCTTCATCAAATTCATAGAGTTCTTCCATTTACTACACCTCGGTAGTAAATAGTGTTACCTCTCTTTACATTCCCTAGAAATTCTGTTAAGGAATCCCTTTAGTTCTTCCCAGTTCAGTTCTCCGAAGCCATCGTTCATCATAAGCCGTAGAAGTTCAGTCTTGTTGAACTCACACTCAAAGTTCTCAAGGGCATAGTCAATAGTCTGCTTACCCTGGATAGAGATCAGCGGAGCATACAACTGCATCATCTGATAGTTGTGCTCGATTAGATCCTTTGACTCTGAAATGTTCTTGTAGACTTTCAGCTTTGAATCGATGCTCTCGCAGTAACCAAGTAGTTCGTCGATGGTGATGGTTCGTTCTTCTTTCATAAACGGCAACTTGGTGGCGATCGTCTTCATCCCAACACGATTGACGCCAGGAAGATTGTCGCTGGCGTCTCCATCCATAGCGCGGGCGAGCGCCATATTGGTGGGATGAACTCCCATAGACTCGATCACGGTCTTCTTGGTTTCAATCTTGTCTGTGGTTGGGCGATAAACCACAGTCTCTTCGTCACAAAGCTGTAAGAAGTCTTTGTCGTTTGAGACGATTACCTTCTGCCAACCCTTATAATGTGTTGAATTGCAGACATAAGAGATGATGTCATCAGCCTCAACTCTCTCAAGAATAAGCTGGATAATGGGCATCTGGTTTAGATACTCGATGATCTGCATTTGCTGCCAGACTTTGTTCTGGATCTCTTCGTTCTCTGTTAGATTGTGAACAGAACGATTCAGGCGCAGAGGCTTCCGACCTTCTTTGTAAGACGAATTCATAGCCTTGCGCTTTTGAGATCCGTTTGGTCCGTCCCAACAAATCACAATCTCATTTGGATTTGTCATTCTAACCAGTTTCTGTAGGATCTTGATAGATCCTTTAATCCCGCCAATAGGCTGCCCGTGGTTAGACAGGCTGGGATCAACAATAAACGCCCTCAAAAACATATTGAGGGCGTCGATTACGAGTACGCGCTTCATAGATTACCTCCAGCCCATAATATAACGGGCTGGAGGCTGTCTGTCAAGAGGCTTTGTCTGCCCCATCGTCTACTTCATAGAAGTCTGACGCTTCGCCTTCGCGTTTATCAAACTTCTGAACCACTACTTCGTCCATAAAGTCTATAACGTGCTGTTTAAACTCTGGATCATTCTGTAGAATCTCGACCCATTTGCTGGGTTGGAACTTCTTAGAGTATCCTCCGCGTGTTAAAGTATACCAAGAGCCTGCCACAGTCATAAAGCCCTTCAGAGCCTCAAACCAAGACTCTTCATCCTGCACACCAATTGATTCTGTTCCCCATAAGATTCGGAATGTGCAAGTTCTACCCTGTGTTCCGAAACGAGACTTTTCAAGCTTGACCTTGACTTCTGAACCAATGCGAAAACCATTGTCATCAAGCACATAGGCTGCCTTGCTCTTGCGACCTGTAAGCCAGATGCGAAGAGAGTAAGCATAGTGCATAGCCTTTCCGCCTGGGGTAATGTAAGGCGTGGTCATCGCAATCTGTCTTGCCATCGGTCCGTGGGGGATGTTAGTCTTCAACTGATTGAGAACAAGGAACGTAGCCTTCTTGTCTGCGAGTGGAATAACCAACTTTGACATCGCCTTCGCAAGAATGCGAGCCTTGGTTGCTACTGATGACTGAGGGTTGAAGTCGCCTGCTACATCTGAAACTGACGGGGTGAATGCCAGAGAGTCCCAAATAAATAGAAGTTGCTCATCGGCTGCTCCCAATAGTTCTTCTATGGTCTCAAGCACAAACTCTACTGATTGAGCTTGAACATACATCATAGCCCCAATATCACACCCAGCCTTCTCCAAGAAGGTTGGATCAATCGCGGACTCAGAATCAAAGTAAATTACTCCAATCCCCATCTTCTGTGCGTTTGCGGCACACTGGGCTGCCAAGAACGACTTGCCTGTCGCTTCTAAGCCAGCCAACTCTGTTACCTTGCCTACAGGAATGCCAGCGTATTTTCCCTTACAAACGATAGAATCAAGCCATCGGGATCCTGTTGGAATCCACTGCTTTACTTCTGTGGGATTATCTTCTCGGAGGTCGTGAGCGACATTGCGACCTGCCTTTTTGTTTATCATCGCTCTAAGATCGGACATAGAAACACGTCCAGCCTTAGCTTTTGCTTTAGCCATTAAGTTCTCCTTGTTTTTAACTTTTCTTTTCTTTTCTTTATTTTTATTTAATTTTGGGACAAAGCCCAGTAGTAATTATAACACAGATTTACTAAAAGCGCAACAGAAAACCCCCACCTTTTTAGGGGTGGGGGCAGACTGGAGCTTGGAGCTTTTACTAGCCAGCCATTAGATCGTTGAATGCCTTATCAACACTGGACTTACCGCCCTGGTTGTACTGCGTTGTCTCTCTTGACCGACTCTCTGCTGACTTATCGCCAGAGAGCATACTATCAAGAATAGCTGACACCTCTGCGGGGGTGTGACGAGTGAACAGTCCATCGATGTCAGGCATGTTCTGTAGCAGACCGGGGATTGCGTCTGCATCCGGCAGAAGCGAACTGGTGTTGCGTCGCATCTTCATGTTTGTCTTCGGGTAAGCGCCCGGAGCAGTCGGCTTCGTGTAGGTGATGGTGATGTCAGTGCCGCCCTGCGGGTCGGTGATGTCGCCATACTCGGGGTCTAGGATGTAGCCCAGCAGAAGCTCATAAGCCTGCTTGCCGTAGCCATAAACCTTCACGCCCTCGCTCTCAAGCCCTCGCACCACTACTGGCGAGAAGTAACGATTGCGAACGAAGAGAGACTTAGCAAGCTTCTTGGTCTCCTCGTCGTTGTTTTCGGTGCCGTCCTTCCATAGCTGTGAAGCGAAATCACAGATTGGGCACGCCTCACCAAAGTTACGCTTGGGGCACATAACCCCGCCGCGATGTCCTTCAATGTTATAGTGGAAGAAGACCTCCTTAAGTGGATCTCCATCAGCAGCAGGGACAATACGGACATCTGTATCCCCCTCTTCTGGCTTGAACCAGACGCTTGTCCTGTCGCTCTTTCCGTTTCCTCGTAGTGCGGCGAGCTTCTTCCGCATTAGCTCCATGTTGATTCCCATTATAGTCTCCTTGTTGTTGGGTATAGTATAGTAAGCGTTCCTTACCATCTTAATGTAACACGCCGTCCAAGTCCTGTCAAGCGTATTTGTTTTGGGAGGATGTCTGTGAGCTTCTCCCTTGCTCATCTATAAAGTAACGTGATCAGCCTATGCTGTCAAGTAGTTTTTGTCCTTGAACGAAATTTGTGTGAGCCACACAGAATCCGAAGTCGGTTTCGTAAGGCGACTCATAGATTCCATAAGTCACATTTTTGAATGCGTTTCGGGGTTTGTTTTTTAGGCTCTCGACCACTCGGGAGTGGAGTTTTCCGTCCGTTTCCAGGCGCTCGTTTGCTATACATAAGTAGTATGCTACGTCACGATCTTCCTCTAATTTGTAGTACCAATTCTCAGTTAATTTATCGACTGAGACTATGCCTACGGAGCGGATTCTCTGAACATCTGAGGGCTTGGAAAGATTGCCTACAAGCGCCGTGGTGTGATCAAAAACATTTAAGTAATGAACCGCATAATAGATGCTTTTGTTGATTGTGTGAAAGTATTTTTTTATTGGAATCTCGCCTATTGTCTTCTCGATTGAAGGGTTGGACAAGATCGTGAAGCTCTTGAATAAACCAGACCGGGCATACTCCTGTAGAATACCAAAGATCGCTCGCTCTTGTAGCCTCACATCCCCAATCAAGAGGTCTACATCTGGTTTGATGTAGAAGATGTCTATCTCTCTGTCTTTTATCTGTTGTAGAATCGCAAGTGTGTAGTTCGCAGAGAACGATGAGCCGCATAGGAACACCTGAACCCTGTCTTGTATTGCCTCTTTTGTCTTGTGCGAGGATAGTTTGGGTGCCTTTCCCTCAC